GGTGTTCCATGAACAAGTTTGTATCCACTTACAATCAAGACTTTTGCAAAGTACTTGGGGTTGCGCTATAAGGTGGTTTATCGCCTTTACCTGTAATTTTAACATAGGGAGGATACATTACATTTGCATTTAACCATTCTTCCATGCAATGGGAGTATAACTCCTTTGGTTTCATTTTATTTAATCTGATAAACAATTCATCTCGCATTTCAGATAACATCTTAACACCATACTCTTCGGTTAATTTTTTAATACCTGGATTTGCTCTGATAAATGTTTTTCTGGCTGAATCTGTTGGAGGTAAATTTAGTTTTTTAGCAATAGGTTCTAATTTCTTTTTATAATTATTTACAATATTAGTACCAAGTAATCTGTCTATAACACCGACACCTGGATTTTTAAAACCAATTTCTCCCTGACCTTTGGTAGATTTAGCCGAGAGACCAAGCCAACCATCTGAAGGACCACTATTAAATTTAATTAGAGTATCAGTTGTATTTTTTGTCTGATCCACTTCAACACCAACCAGCTGCGTCATTGAACCCTTTCTTGCTGTCCAATAAACACCATCTACCCTGTTTCCATATTTCTTAGATTTGGCGTATTTTACAAATTCGGAAGCCATAATTTTGGCATGCTCGGTGGCTCGTTCTAAATCTTCAGGAGTGACTTGTTTCACTCTAGCGTTATATTGTGCTTTAGCTTCGTTGTCGTACCACTTTTTATTGTTTAAAAAGTACCCGACCAATATCTCATTGATATCTGATACTAAAGTATTTGCTGCCATAAAATCTCCGTCAACGTGTGTTATTACATATTTAGGGATTCATAGCGACGTTCCCAGCGCAACACCTCACGATAGAGATATCGCATTGGGTAGTCAAAGCCATCAAAGGTGCGTCTAAACCTTGACAGCGTGATAGACTTAGATCGTTTTTGTTGTAAGCCAAGTGCAGCTGGCTTGTTTGGATCTCGGTTTTTTAGTTCCATCAGGATACAGTGGGCAAATGCTTGTATCTCGATCCATGTGCTATAGTACTCTCTGTTCTCTTCCTTGTTGGTGTTTTTACTTTCCCTGTGAAGAAGAACAAGATCTGGAATGTTTCCAGCGTAAATGAATTGCATGTTGTGTACGTACTCATGCATTAGCGTAATAATTATCTCAGACTTCAGGTGATTCCACTGAGCAGGATCCATTCGCATTGGACACCAAACATGAATAATGACCAGTTCCTTCTCGTCATCAAACTCTCCTGCCACAACAACAGATTTATGTTTATCTCTACAAATGTGAAAAGAGGCATCGAAGTTTGTCTTCAGATACCTCTTTATACCTTGTACGTTTTTTCTGTATTTGTCTAGGTCATACCATATTTTTGATGGCACAAGTGGTGGGAGTGCAACCCCAAGTACTTTGCAAAAGTCTTGATTGTAAGTGGATACAAACTTGTTCATGGAACACCTTCTTATTTGAAGGGGACAGGTTGCTCCATTCCACTTTCCCAAAAATATAGTTCGATCTCACTAGGAAGTAACTTCCGCATGCCCCTAAGAACCTTTTTATTGTCTTCGTAATGTCGTTGTACTTCGAGATCCAACACAGTCTGAGACTTGAATCGAACCACATTTTCAACAGTTCTAGAATCACCTAAAAGGTGAAAGCTAAGAACCCTTTCCGAGTAGTATTTATTCAACCAGTCTTTTGTGATATTAAATACTCTTGGTTCTCGTTTTCTTGCGGAAATTGCGTAGAATTTGTCCTCTTTTGGTAGTAAAAGTCTCTCGGCATTGGTATACCAGTTATAGAGGAATTCTTTCCTAGCCCTTCTCTCCTCACCATTCATATGCCCCCACTTCTTTTCGTTTGGAGGTGGCTGAGCAGCCAACACTCCATCGATGTCATACGAAACGACCATTGATTTTCCTCATAATTTGTGTGATAAAAATACCAATTAATACTGCATATGCAAGATTAAAAACGATAGTTGCTGCTGTGACAATCAGGGTAATTGCTATGTGTTCTTTGGATTTGGTGAAAGTCTTCCAATCAAATGTATGAAAACAAACAACCATCATTACACCGATAAGTGCAGCAATAGGAATGGATTCAATAACCACTGAAGCGAATATGATGTAAGCAAGTATACACAATGATTGAACGATTCCCGATAGTCTTGTAGTTCCACCTGAGTCTAGATTTATAACAGTTTGTCCAATCATGGCACAACCACCCATACCACCAAACAAGCCAGTTAGAAAATTACCTGCACCCTGAGCAATGGATTCACGATTTGGTTGAGTAGTTCCACCGATACGGTCATCAACCATCTGTGCCGTAAGTAGCGTTTCTACAAGTCCTATTCCTGCCAAAAGTAAACTGTATGGAAGTACAATCCATAAGGTTTCAAAGGTAAAGGGAACTGAGGGAATATGAAACTGTGGCAGCGAACCTGATATTTGTGCAATGTCACCAACAGTCTTGGAATCAACTAACCCAAATACTACAAGCAACGTAACAGGAATAATACCGAATAGGCTGGCAGGAATAGCCTTGATAGGTGCCCAAACAATACCAATGATGGTTAAACCAATCAACCCAATCATTATCCCTAACTCTGGCTCAATGGTTGGAAATTCTTTAAACTGTGCCATGAAAATAACAATGGCAAGACCATTGACAAATCCATTCATAACTGCTGGGCTAATCAACTTGATTAGTTTACCCAGTTTAAAGACACCGAAAAGAATCTGTATGATGCCAAGCAAGACTACGCATGCAAACAGATAATCAACACCATGACTAATAACCAACGCAACAGAAACAACAGCCAGCGAACCAGCACCACCAGAGATAAGTCCTGGACGACCACCAAATACTGCAGTGATGAACCCAAGGATAACTGCAGCATACAAACCAACCAAAGGATTAACAGTGGCAAGTAAAGCAAACGCAACTACCTCAGGAACCATGGCAAGACTGGTAGTGACACCAGCCAGCGTGTTTTTAATCATAGGATAAGGGGATCTACCTTACCAGTCTTTTCTACAACTTCCTTCTGCTTCTCCCAGATCTTCTGACGAAGTTCTACAGGAAGTGTTGCAAACTTTGAAAGTTCCTCAGATGTATTTGCAGGGAAGCACCAGTTCAATCCAGCGTTTCCTGTCGGTGCACAAACAGGGATACCAGCGTACAGAGCATGGTAAGCACGACCAGTGCGCCAGCCAGAGTTCTTATGCTTGTCATCATAAACTGCCAAACAACCATTGAAGGTGCGATAGAAGGCACGACGATCACGTTGCTGTGGATTTTCCATGATAGTCAATCCTGAGTAGTCTTCCCACTCAGCTTCCTTACCTGCAACCTGTAGATACCTTGACTTGCTGTATTCCTTGAAGTGCTTGGCTCTACCATTTGGTCGACCGATATAAACTGCTCGCTCGATACCACCTGGACTAAACTCAGCAAACTCCATACCAGATGCCATTGGTAGGTCGACTGTTGTTGTTCCTTGCGGACACTTTAGAATCTCAGCTACCTTATCGCAGTTAGTTGCATTGGCAGCGATGGTCCAACGTGACCAGTCTTCATCAGGCAACAGTTCCCAAAGAAAAGGTAAGTCTGGGTCATCGTTCAGAAAGATAATGCGACCACTGTGTGCTTTTATCATCTCAACAGTCTTGTCCCAATACTTTTGATAGAACTGCAAATTGGTTCCACCAAACTCAAGCATCAACACATCACATGGTTGGTATGTGTCAAAGGACTTGAATCCATCATCAGATGTTGGGTCAGTTGGTTCTGATAGTGGAATAATTCGATATCCAAAGTGAAGCATGTTCTTGAATAACGCAACACGTTTTTCTACCCATGCACCACGAACACCATTCTCCTTGGTGGTCAAACCAATTTTACCAGAGACACGGCGATAGCCAACTGTCTTTCCAGTGTTGCCGTAGTTCTGTGAGTAGAACCACTCTAGCAATCTTTCTTCACCTAAAAACTCATGTAATGACATTATATACCTTATGCAAAAAATTCATCGAGAGAACTGGATTTCTGTGCTTCGGGATGATACTTCATCAAAGTGTCGTCTCCCAATTTATTGGTGCAATACTGATACCACTCATCAGAAGTCCACATACCTTCTGATACACCATTCCACAATTTACGTTGTTGAGGGTGCTCAGGATTCTTGCGACGTTGTTCAACAAACTCATAGCGACAGTTCTCATACTCCCATGAACCCAACTCAAGCATCTTCTCTCGGAAGTAAACGACAAGAGAGATACGCTCTGAACCTTCTTCACAAACGATAGGAGTATTACCATGCATTACTTCATGATTGTTAATTAATAGCAAATCTCCAGGTCTTGGATTAACAGCTACACGATACTCAGGTGCAATCAAATAACCACCGCTGTAACGACCATCAGGTGACAGTGTCAAAAGATTGGACAGACCAGCGTTTAGATCTCCAACGTCATAGTGAGCAGCAGTCCTAAATGTTTTATTAACAGTAACTGTTGTGAATGGTGTCTTGGGAACTAGGAAACGTGGATCAACCTTTCGTGCAGCTGTCATCTGTGCTTCATAACGCTGAGGTAACAAGTCTTTGAAACCTTCTGACAAGTGTTGTAGGAAAGGATATGCCAGTGCAAACTTCTCAGGATTTCTTGCTGTGTAAGAAGTGGCACGACCATACGGTATGCGAGGATAACGATCAAACCAACCAGCAATACCAGAGTAAACTGAATTGGCATAGGTAGTGGCGCAGATCAATTCATCGGCAACAAAGTTTGCTTCTTTGATCTTTTCTTCTGTTGATAGTTTGCGAACCTTATCTACCCATTCATCAAAGTTAAAGTTGGTGCTCTTGGTTCTTTCAATTGACCAAACATTATTTCTGTTGGATGGTGTTGGAGGTTTACCCTTGTATCGTTTGATGATATCTTCAACAGGATCGTCTCCCATCAATCCAGAATATGGATCTAAGAAATACTCAACAAGTTCAGACTCATACTCAGTTACCCACTCACGATTACCCAATTTATCGCCACGTGGTCCAGCTGCTGCTCCACGATTCTGTGTTTCGGTTGCTGCTTCACGCAGACCAGCATACGCTTGGTCTTGTTGTTCTTTGGTAAAGTAGTTCTTGCGAAACTTCAATACGATTCTATTTTCATTGATAGGATCTTCACCATAAGGTGTTGGCATATACACATCGGTATCTTCTTCGATCAGATGATCGTAATGCGACTCATCAACAAACTGACCCATCAGATGTTTACAGTCATACTTTTTATCTGCTACAATAACTCTTACCATATCTTTCTCCTAGAACTTAAAACCTTCAAATGTCTCTTCTCTATGTATTCGTTTGCCAAATTCAGATTTGTCAAATACTGGTCCATCATCAGTGCCAGCATCAGAGATGTTCGCTTGCGCACTCACCTCTACATTATACAGCCTCATCTTCGATCTGTCAATCCCTACAACAAATCTCTTGTAATAGTTTGGATCGGCATAACGATTCTTCAATTGTTTGATCATAATCTGACCAAACCCATCCAATTCTTCACTGGTCATTAATGCAAACATAAAGTCACAGGTGGCTGGCAATCCAAAAGATTCAGATGTATCAGTTAGTTCCACGTCAGTGTTTGCAAAACCAGATCGAGTCGTTTGTGTTGCTGAAAGCAAAGGTACGTTATACTCTACTGCAAGACCACGCAGTTCTTCTGCAATGCTCTTGATATATGTATAAGAGTTAACACTTGCACCCATCTTCATACGCTGGCTGGCGCAGATATTAAGGTAATCAATAATAACAACGTCAGGAAGAAAATCACGCTTGAGTTTTAGTTCTTCAAGCAAAGAACGAAAGTGACCAGCATGGGCGGAGGCAGTGGGATATTCTTTGATGATCAATTTTCCCTGCGTTTTCTTCTGAACCTTTGCAATACGATTACTAAAGATATCTTTGTCGATAACCTTTAGTTCATCCATACCAAGATTCAAAAGGTTAGCATCGATACGTTCAGCGATACGTTCTTCAGCCATCTCCATAGTTATGTATAGTACATTTAAACCTTGCATCAAAGTTGAAGCAGCAAAGTGACACATGAACAAAGACTTACCAACACCAGTACCAGCCAATGCTACGTTTAGTGTTTTCTTTGAGAGTCCACCTTTGGTGATTTTGTTAAAGAGTTCCAGATCGAAAGCAACCTTTTCTTCAACCCTATGATAAAAGTCAAACCGATCATCAAAGTCTTCAAGGTAGTCATGACCAACATGGCGATCGAAGCTAACCCCAAGTGCATCAGAAAGTAAACTGGGTATAGCCTCTTGGTTGTGTTTATCATCTTTACCTTCAATAATTTTAATTGATGCTAGGATAGCATTGTATACTGCTCGCTGTTTGCAAAACTTCTCAGTCTCTGTGACCAACCATTCCCCATTCGTTTCCTTTGAGGTTAGTTCATTGATATATGTATCAATCTCTTTTGAGTCACTTCCGAGATCATGCCTATTGCCAAGTTGAATGGCAAGAATTTCCAACGTGATTGGTTTATTGTAGGTATCGTAAAACTTTGTAATCTCTTCAGCAATCATCTTTTCCTTACGATCGGAAAAATAATCAGTCTTTACAAAGGGCAAGGTCTTACGGCAATACTGTTCATTATGTACAAGATTCGAAAGAATCGTTTTTTCAATTCGCATTAATCAGTTCCACCAGTGTAAATGAGTTCGTTCTTACCAAGTTGTTCTTTGATAAGTTCTTGAAGAAAACCTCCCAGAACATATTCTACCTCTGCTTTGTCAAAGGTGTCAACATTTCCAGGGTTCTTATGGATTTCATAATCAAACTTTAAAGTAACAGCATCTTCATCACCATGCTCTATGAATTTGACTTCTCCATACGAGAACACCATACCCTCGTACTTACCCTCAAGAAATTTTAAAGCAACAGTGTATTCACCAGTTGCTTCTGCTTTTTCAACGAATGTATACTTAATCATCGATCTTGGCTAATTCTTTTTCAATCTCATCGTCATCCATATTTTGCATAATGGAACCAGATGATATCTGATAGTTCTCAGTGACCCATTGCTGGAAAGATTTATCCATAAGAACCTGCAACCAAAATTCTTTGGAATCAGTATCCTTAATACGCCACTTCTTGTCTTCAATAACGCCAGTGGTTACATCAACACGTGAGTACCAACCATTGCTGGGTTTAACCACATGACCAGATTCAAGAGCCATCTCAAGTAACCCAGACCACTTGGAGATACCACCATCAAACATAACAGTAACAGGGATCTTTGCTTTCTCACGAACATAGCGAGATTTCTCTACGTTGATAATAAAGTTGTAACCCATTAATTCAGTGCCATCTTTTTCTTGTTGACGACCAAGGATAAAGATGTTGTCAGCAGAGTAGTATGAACCAGTGCCACCACCAACGATTGCCTTTGGATATAAACCAATTTCCATATACGTATGGTTAACAACAACCAGTGGAATATCCTTTAAGTTAAGGTGCGGTGTAATCATACGAAACAAACTCTTCT